GACAACTCCCCGTCTGTAGATAGATTAAATGCAGATGGAGGATACAACAAAGAAAACATTTGGATTATTTGTCATTCTTGTAATTCTAAAAAATCAAACAGTAAATCGCCTAATGAGTTATACAAAATAGCAGATACTTGGTGGGCAAAATTAAAGGAGCTTAAATGCAAGTTATAATTGTTCTTCACGATAAAGAAGATGCTAAATCAAAAGATAAAATTGAATATAGTATCTTTGAAAAGTATAACGATGGCGAACACCCTGAGGATATGATCAACAGTCCTGCTGTTCAAGTAGGTTCTATTCTTTCAGGTTTTCTTAAAACAATAGAACAACATGGAGCATACTTAGGAGTATTACCTATTATAGAAGCTCAAGAAAAAGATTTTGACCAAGATGATTTTAGAAACAAAATAAAGAATAGAGACGGAAACGTCATTCACGTTAATTTAAATAATATAAAACCAAAAGGAAGTGCGTAATGAGTACATTATTAGTTGATGCAGATGTAGTTGCTTATCAAGTAGCCTTTGCTACAGAAGAACCTATTAGATGGGGACACCACGAAGACGAGTTTGCAATATGGACACTGCACTCTGACGAGAAAGATTGTGTTAGAAAAATTGACGACTACTATCATACACTCAAACAAGATACACAATGTAAAGAACTTATCTCAGCGTTTAGCGATAAAGATAATTTTAGAAAAGAAATATACCCTGATTATAAATTAAACAGAACTAAACAAAGAAAGCCTTTAACTCTTAAATTTTGTAGAGATTACATTTTTAAAAAATACAATGGATATGTTAGACCTAGATTAGAAGCTGATGATATTTTAGGTATACTTGCTACATCTAAAATTATTAAAGGTAATAAAGTTATTTGTAGTATTGATAAAGACTTAAATCAAATTGCAGGTTTACATTACAATCCAACTCTTAAAGAATTTTATGGCATAACTAAAAAACAAGCTGACTATAATTTTTATTATCAAATACTTGTAGGCGATGCCACAGATAACTACAAAGGAGCTCCTACATACGGAGAAGTTAAAACTAAAAAGACTTTAGATAGAAAAAAGAATTTATGGAGCATAGTTAAAGAGTGCTACAAAAAACAAGGACTAACAGAAGAAGATGCTTTAGTACAAGCTAGATTAGCTAGAATACTAAGAAATACTGATTACGATTTTAAAAAGAAACAACCAATATTATGGAGTGGAAATGCCAAATAAAGATATGTTTAAAGGCTCTACTTACGACAGTTTAAATACTCAAGTAGACGGAGATCATTACAAAGGTATGAAGATACAACCTGCTGAGTTTATAAATGAAAACAAACTTCCTTTTGCTGAGGGTAATGCAATTAAATATATTTGTCGCCACCCTAAGAAAGGTAAAGAAAAAGATATAAGAAAAGCAATACACTATTTAGAAATGATATTAGAAAGGGATTACGATGACAATTAATTCTGTAAAAAAATGGAAAAAGAAAACTTGGTTAAATGTTGATATTCTTTATGAAGATGTATTTTATGCAAGAACTCCCGATACAGAAAAAACTTTTCCGCCAACAGTTAATGCTTCATACACAATAGTTGGTCAAAACACTACTAGATCAACTTTAGAAGAAATACCTGTTGAAGACGAAAAATCAAAAACAAAAACCCCTGAGGAAAACAATAATGAAGAAACTATTAAAACAGATACTACTGTGGTTATCAACAAACCCCCCGAAGTATAAATTTGTACTTTGTTTATGGGAAGACGCAAACTCAGATAGCTCGTGGAATGAGCTTTCTACCATAGAACAAATGCTACCAACTGTGTGTATGAGTGTTGGTTTTGTTATTAATGAAACAAAAGATTCTTTTATTCTAGCGTCAGATTTTACAACTGACCTAAAAAATGGCAAATATGTTATTGCTGAGGCAGGCAATACTATGGTCATTCCTACCAAAAACGTACTTAAAATAGTACCAATCCCCCTAAAAATACAAGCTAAATAGTTGCTCTCTTGGATACAAAACTATGATTTCACAAGAATTAATAGATTATTTAGATAAACAATTCCCTGATAAATCGCCAGATTTAAAGGACTCAGAACGACAAATTTGGATAAAAACTGGTCAAGCCAGTGTCGTATCCCATCTAAAAATGATCTTAAATGACAATGATCAAAACATTTTAAAACAAACGATAATTAATACTCGTTTAACAACTAAGGAGAAGTAGATTTATGTGTGGATTTTCACGACCTAGATATACTCCACCGCCACCACCGCCAACTCCAGCAGCTCCCGCAACAGAAATAAATGCTAGTGAAGCTAGATTAAGAGATAAAGCTCCAAAAGCTCCTCAGGTTAATACAGCTAGTACAGTTAGCTATTCTAAAAAAAGAGGGAAACAAGCGTTGAGAATACCTTTACAAATTGGTGGAGGATCAAGTGGAACGGGTGCAAACGTACCTTAATAGATAATTATGGCAAACTATAAAACAGCAAAATCACGATATAATACTCTAGAGGCAATAAGAGACCCTTACCTTGACAGAGCACGAGACGCAAGTGAGTTTACTATTCCCTCAATAATGCCTCGTGAATATCATTCTAAACACACTACTCTCTATACTCCTTATCAAGGAATAGGAGCTAGAGGTGTTAATAACCTAGCATCTAAACTTCTTTTAGCTTTGCTTCCCCCTAATCAACCTTTCTTTAGACTAACTCTTGACGAGTTTACTTTATCTGAGCTTGCAGGACGAGATGATATGAAAGGCGAATTTGAAAAAGCTATGGGTTCAATAGAACGAGTAGTTATGAATGAGATGGAAATTAATAATTTTAGAAATGCTTTATTTGAAAGTTTAAAACATCTTTTAATTTGCGGTAATGTTTTACTTTATATTACCCCAGATTTAAAAATGAAAGTTTATCATTTAGATAGATTTGTCGTTAAGAGAGACGGTATAGGTAATGTTTTAGAGATAATTACAAAAGATATGGTAGCTCCCAGCACGCTAACAGAAGAACAAAAACTATTAGTTGAGGGAGATAAACAAAAAGACGGATACGATGACACTTGTGAAATTTATACTTGTGTTAAAAGATCAATGAATGGTAAGAAATGGGAAGTACACCAAGAGATATATGATAAAATAATACCATCTTCTATTGGAACTTATCCTATTGATAGAAATGCTTTTGTACCATTAAGATATACTTCTATTGATAATTCTGATTACGGCAGAGGATTTATTGAGGAGTACATTGGAGATTTAAGATCGTTAGAGGCATTATACAGATCAATCGTTGAGGGATCAGCAGCAGCTGCTAAAGTATTATTTCTCGTTAAACCTAATTCAAGTACAAGATTAAAAACTTTATCTGAAAGTCCTAATGGTGCTATCCGTGAGGGTAATGCTGATGACGTATCTACTTTACAAGTTAATAAATTTACTGACTTTAATATTGCTTTACAAACAATAAAATTAATTGAAGAAAGATTACAATTTTCATTTATGTTAAATACTTCTGTTCAAAGAAATAACGACAGAGTAACTGCTACAGAAATAAATTATGTATCTAAAGAACTAGACGATAGTTTAGGTGGTTTATATTCTTTATTATCACAAGAATTACAATTACCTTTAATTAATAGGTTAATGCACCAAATGGAAAAGAAAAAAGCATTACCTACTTTACCTAAAGACAGTGTACGTCCTAAAATAGTTACAGGACTAGAAGCCTTAGGTAGATCAAGTGATTTACAAAGATTAAACACATTTGTTCAACAGCTACAACCATTTGCAGAACAGCTTATGACATATTTAAATTTAGATGAATATGTAAAAAGAGTTGGTACTTCTCTTGGTGTTGAAATGCAGGGATTAATAAAATCTCCTGAACAAGTACAAGCTGAACAACAAGCTATGCAAGAACAAATGATGCAACAACAAAATTCCCCTGCCGTTGTAAAAGAGGGTATGGGTATGGTCAGGGATAGCTTTAAAGACCAAAGGGAGAAAACTAAAGGAGAATAATTATGGTTGATACCGTAAACGTACCTGTGGAAGAAGTAAAAGAAACACAGGAATATTTAGACGAAATGTCTAAAAAAGCTGATGATGCTCAACAAGTTGCAACTGAATCAGCACCAACAACTGAACCTGCAAAAGAAGAACCTATTTTAGGTAAATTTAAAAGTCAGGAAGATTTAATAAAATCGTATCAAGAGTTGGAAAGAAAGTTAGGAGAAACTTCTAAGTCAGAAGAAACAGAAGCTCCTAAGGAAGAACTAAAAGCTGACACTAAAGTTAATTTTGATTTTCAAAATGCTCAAAGAGAATTTGAAGATACAGGAGAATTAAGTCAAGATACAATTTCATCTTTAGAGAAAGCAGGATTACCTAAATCTTACATTGATAATTATATTGCTGGACTTGATGCAGTAGCTAAACAATTTGAAGCTAAAGCATTTGAAAGTACAGGAGGCGAAGAAAATTATAAAAGTATGACTGATTGGGTAACTAATAATCTTTCTGAAACTGAAATAAAACAATTTAATGATAACATTGGTCAAGATAATGAAACAGCATTATTTACTATTAAAGGTATGTATGCTCGTTTTAATTCTGAAACTAGAGAACCAAACTTAGCAACAGGCACTACTGGTCAAAGTCAAGGTGGAGCTGCTTATGAAAGTATCGGTCAAATGAAAGCTGATATGCAAGACCCTAAGTATGCTACTGACAGTGCATTTAGAAAAATGGTTGCTGACAAAGTTGCAAGATCAAAAGTTATTTAACAAGTTTCTAAGGACAACTTGCTAGTCCTAGAAAAGCAAAGTAAAAGTAAGACATTACCTTTCTGAGGAAAGACAATTCTGCTTCTGAAATTATTACGCTAATTTAGCAAACAACCTATAACATAAGGAGATATATATAATGTCAAATTATACTGTATCAGATATAGGGCAAAATGCTGGATCAGGTAGTACTACTGCGGCTTTCTTAAAAGTCTTCAGTGGAGAAGT